GACTTGCCCTTCAGCAACTGCTTATGAACAAACAGTCGCTACATCAAACATGGTTAACGGCGCTAAGTCAGTAGGAGATACAACAATCACTGTTGACGATGGTACTGCTTTCAATGTTGGCGACATCTTAGAGTTTTCAACAACTGCTTCAGGAACTGACTTTACAACAGGTGAGAAATACAGAATTACTGGTATTTCTACAAACGATTTAACAATCGTTCAACATCCTTTAGGACAAGGTGGTTTACAAACAGCTGTAATTGACGACAGTAGAATCAAAAGAAGATGGAGATACTATGACGCCGTTGACGGCGCACCAGGTACTTCAGCTTATGTATCTGACAGATCAGGTTCTGGTGATGAAATACATGTTGTTGTAGTTGACGAAGACGGTGGTATATCAGGCAAACCTGGTACTATCTTAGAAACATTTAGTAACTTATCAAAAGCTGCTGACGCTAAGACACCACAAGGTGATGATAACTATTATCCAAACGTTTTATATAATAAGTCAGAGTTAATTTATTGGACAGATCATAACAGCTCAGGTACTAATTGGGGCTCTAACGCAACTGGAGTAACTTTTACTGCTGTTAATGTACCGACTAATGAATCATTATCTGCTGGATCAGACGGTTCTACTGTAACTACTGGTGAGTTAAAAACTGCTTACGAGAAGTTTAGTGACGCTGATACTGAAGATGTATCTCTATTAATGTGTGGTCCTTCAGGCGACACAACGCATGTTGATAATCTAATCACAATCGCTGAAAACAGAAAAGACGCTGTTGTTTTCGCTTCTCCACAAAGAAGTGATGTTGTAAATGTGACTAACTCACATACACAAAAACAAAATGTTATTGATTTCTTTGATAACATAAGATCGTCTTCATATGTTGTATTTGATAGTGGTTACAAATATGCTTATGACAGATACAATGATGTGTACAGATTTGTACCATTAAATGGTGATTTGGCTGGTTTGGCTGCTAGAACAGACTTAATCGCAGACTCATGGTTTTCACCTGCTGGATTAAACAGAGGTGTTATCAGAGGCGCTGTTAAGTTGGCGTTCAATCCAAACAAAGTACAAAGAGATCAATTGTATGTTAAAAGAATTAATCCAGTTGTGACTTTCCCAGGTCAAGGAACTGTATTATTCGGAGACAAAACAGGTCTAACTTCACCAAGTGCTTTTGACAGAATAAACGTAAGAAGATTGTTTATTACTTTAGAGAAGGCAATATCAACTGCTTCTAAATTCCAACTCTTTGAATTTAATGATGAATTTACAAGAGCTAACTTTAGAAACATTGTAGAACCTTTCCTAAGAGAAGTACAAGGTCGAAGAGGTATTACGGACTTCTTAGTAGTCTGTGATGAAACTAACAATACAGGCGAAGTAATTGATAGAAATGAATTTATTGCTGAAATCTTTATCAAACCAGCGAGAAGCATTAACTTCATAACACTTCAATTTATCGCAACAAGAACTGGCGTGGCTTTTGAAGAAGTCGCTGGGTAAGGATAGAAGAGGAGAATAAAAATGGCAAACATAACAGACTTCAAAGCTAAACTTTCTGGCGGTGGTGTAAGAGCCAATCAGTATAAGGTAACATTACCTTTTCCTGGATACGCCCAAGTTGGTGGAGAAACCGAAGACTTAGCTTTCTTGTGTACTGCTACAACAGTACCTGGATTTACTGTCGCTGAAGTGCCGATAAACTTCAGAGGAAGACCTATATACGTTGCTGGCGATAGATCATTTGATACATGGTCTATTACTGTTTTAAATGATACTAATATGAGAGTTAGAAATGCGATGGAAAGATGGCAAAACGGTATCAACAATATGAGTGATAACGAAGGATTAACAAATCCTGTTGACTATCAAGTAGACGCATTTGTAGATCAATTAGACAGAAACGGTAATAACATTAAATCATATACTTTAAGAAGTTGTTTTCCAACTTCTATCGGTAGTGTTGATTTAAGTTACGCTCCAACTGATACTATACAAACTTTTGGTGTGACTTTTAGATTCCAGTTTATGGAATCAAATACTACTACTTAATATCTCATATAAGTATTAAGTAACAGGAGAAATAAATTATGGCTGAATTATTTGGATTTAGTATTACTAGAGCAAAAAAGCAACAAGATCCAAAACAAAGCTTTACAACCAAACAAGCGGATGACGGTACACAAACCGTCGCCGCTGGTGGTTATTTTGGTCAGTACCTTGACATGGAAGGTACTGCCAAAACAGAGGCAGACCTAATAAGAAGATACAGAGAAATATCACTACATCCCGAATGTGATATGGCTGTTGAGGATATTGTCAATGAAGCAATTGTTGCTAATGAAATGAAAGACGCTGTAAGGGTAAACGTAGAAAATTTGCCTTACGGTAAGGAAGTAAGAGTTAAAGTAGAAGACGAATTTAAACAAGTATTAAAATTATTAAATTTTAGTACAAAAGGACATGACATCTTTAGACGATGGTATGTTGATGGCAGAATTTTTTATCATAAGATAATTGATAGAAATAGTCCTAAAAAGGGGATGACTGAATTAAAATATATTGATCCTCGTAAAATCAAAAAGATAAGAGAAATAAGAAAGAAAAGACCAGAGGGTGCTGGTCCTAATATGTTAGCTGTTGTTGATGAGTATGTTGAATACTTTTTATTTAATGAAAGAGGTGTAACAGGCACAACTTCAGGACAAGGTATTAAAATCGCACCTGACACAATCGCTTTTTGTGCTAGTGGTTTAATAGATCAAAATAAAAATATGGTCTTGTCTTATTTACATAAGGCAATTAAACCAGTCAATCAGTTAAGAATGATTGAAGACGCAACAGTGATTTATAGAATCGCTAGAGCACCTGAAAGAAGAATATTTAAAATTGATGTAGGTAATTTACCTAAAGTAAAAGCTGAACAATATTTAAGAGACGTTATGGCAAGATATAGAAACAAACTTGTATATGACGCTTCAACAGGTGAAATTAGAGACGATAGAAACTATATGTCAATGTTAGAAGACTTTTGGTTACCTAGTAGAGAAGGTGGCAGAGGTACTGATATATCAACTTTACCTGGTGGTCAAAACTTAGGTGAGATTGCTGACATAGAGTATTTTCAAAAGAAATTATATAGATCATTAAACGTGCCTGTAAGTAGACTAGAGTCTTCTACAGGATTTAATTTAGGTAGATCAACTGAGATTACAAGAGACGAGTTGAAATTTACTAAGTTTGTTCAAAGACTTAGAAAGAAATTTACAGAGTTATTTAATGATTTATTAAGAACACAATTAATATTAAAAGGTGTCATTGCTGAGGGAGATTGGCCGACTGTTTACAATTCTATTACATATGACTTTTTACAAGATGGTCATTTTTCAGAATTAAAACAAACAGAAATGTTAAGAGAAAGATTGGCATTGGCAGGAGAAATGAGAGAATACATTGGTAAATTTTTCTCTGTTGATTATGTTAGAAAAAGTGTACTTAAACAAAATCAGAGAGAAATTGAAGATATGGATAAACAAATTAGAAAAGAAGTTGATGACGGTATTATCGCTGACCCACAAGCTCAGACAGGTAATAACGACATAGATTTATAGGAGATAAAAAATGAGTGAAGAAGTAAAAAACTTTATTGACGCTTTGGCAAACGGTAACAACGATCAGGCGGGTGAAGCATTTAAAGACGCATTAAAAACAAAAGTAGGTAGTCAGTTAGATAATCATAGAAAAGATTTAGCTGGTAATATGTTTAATGGAACAATTGAGGCAGAACCTCATAGTGACCCTAAACCAGTGATTGCTGATCCAGGTACTTTTGAACAAGATGGTACTGTATCACCTACTACTAAAGATGGACAAGCTGAAGTTGATTTAACACAACCATCGCCAGCAGGAGTTGATATAGATAATGCCGAAAGTCAGTAAGATATTTGAAGATAAAAAGTTAATTAACTCAAAAGCATATAACAGTCTTTCTCCTGTTATGAAAGAAGCTGTAAATGATATGTTTAAGATGATTAACAATAAAGGCAATATTATACTGAATGTGGAAAACGCTGTGGATAAAGTAGCAGAGTTTCACAAAATTAACAAAGAGACATTATATCAATATATTGAAAAAGAAACAAACGAGCAATTAGGAGTGTAAAATGGCACAAACGTTTATAGTTAAAGGTGATGTCGTAACAAATGCTAGCTCTAATAATTTTAGTAGAGCAAACTTTGTAAGAGTAACTGCTACTGCCGACACAACAGGCACAGTATTAGACTCAGACGATAATCAATTAGGTCAATTCTACTTAGAGAATGGCGACACTGTTATATTAGAAAAAAATCCAGGTGATAAAGTTACATGCCCTACTTCAAAAGGTAGTGCTGTAGGATCGCCTAGAAGTTAATTATGACAATAGCAACTACACAGGTGGTTGATGACGCTTTCAAAACTATTACCTCAGCAAAAGGTATAGGTAATGAGTCAGAGCAAAAATTTGTAGTAGTATCTGAGTTATTAAATGCGAGCTCAGAACCTAAAGTATCTATCGCAAATCTACATTATGAAATTTTAGGTACAGGTAATATAGATGTATTTTTTGAAAATGATACTACTAAAAAAGTTACAATATCTGGTAGAGGTAATTACGGACTAAAACCAGGTGAAGCAAAAATAAAAGAGGTTGTAGGTAACATATTACTAACAAGTGATAGTAATGTTACTTCATATAATATAATTTTAGAAACACATAAAGAAGAGGGATTTAATGGCTGATACAGTAACTAGTCAAACAATAGCAGATACGTCTGGTC